GACGGAAATATGGGGCAGTGAAGTTGTCGTATACTACCCAGGTTTATACGCCGGTGCTACGGACGTGGTAGGAATCTACGACGACTCGGAAAGTATCGTCGACTTTAAACAGAGCAACAAGCCCAAGAGAGGCGAGTGGATCGCCGACTATTTCATGCAACTCGGCGGCTATGCCATGGCGCATAACTATGTCTATGGGACCCAGATTGATCAGGGTGTGATCCTGATGTGTACTCCCGATTGTTATTTCCAGAAGTTTGTCGTTCGCGGCAAGGAATTTATTAAACATCAACACAACTTTTTAAGAAGACTAGATGAGTATTATAAACTCAGACCAGAATATAAACCCAAGTTTGGTGCAGCGCAGATTGATGCACCAACACTATTAAAAGAATTTGAAAAGGACAAATGAAATTTAGAAATAGGGCCCGCCTAGCGCAGGATTTAATGGAATCCTTAAGCCAACTTAGTCGCGGTTCACCCTTGATTGTTTAGCTGAGTTGGCGTCCATTAAGAAATTGAGAGTTAGGGCCCGCAAGTTCACGGGGTTATGGAATCCTGCACCAAGCTAACTTAGCTGCGGTTCACCCTTTTTTATTAGGCTAAGTTAGCGCCCGTAAAAGGAGATAAAATGGATGATGAAGAACCAGACTGGAGTAATATTATGGAATGCATAAATTGTAATTTAATGTTTGATACCAATGAAAGTTATGAAAAACATATGAAGGATAAACATGAAAGGAGGTAGTATGGAGATAGTTAAACGATATATTTCATGGCGGATTCGTGGCTTATTTGTGGCAGAAAAAAGGCTCAAGGAGCTTTTGAAGGCTGACACGAAGAAAGGTGCCAGCGACAAGGAGCTAGATGGACTGTATAAAATGATTTCAATACAGCTCAAGGCCATTTCTGACATGCAAAATGAAATTATAACCCTACAGCTCATAGACGAAGAAAATAAAAAGTGAGGTTTTATGCGGGTTATCACGTAGATCACGTATATAGAGGCTCCCAGCTTTTGCATGATGTGTGAAAATGATTAATTCTAACACGTGATCTTCGTGATCCTTCTAGAATTGTTATATATCACCATTATTCATCATATTCCCATATCACGTGGGTGTGATCCCATAGATTGAACAGGGGCATACGCGCATGAAGGGTTCTAAAAATATTGAAAAAAGCCTAGAAGGTTCTATAGGGGTATTATATGGTAGCTCGTAATAGGAAATTTGAAGGTCATTCAGAATGGATGGATGAGTTTAATAAGATTCATAACCCGGACTACTACTATGACAAGAAAACCCAAAAGAAGAAAACCGAGAAGAAAAAAACAGATCGTGGACGCTACACAGCCAAGTACAATCCCGTATTCAAAGTATCGAATTGAGTGGATGGATATACTTTCTGATTCAGGGTGGGCTACGGATAAAGAATTCGAGCGAATGAAGTTAGCTTTTCCAGTTAACGAAGGTTGGTTATTTTCTAAAGATAAACATCATGTTAAAGTATTTGCGTCCTACGACAAAGATGCTGACACGAAGGAGATTACGTTTGGGGATAGAACAATGATTCCTCTGGCTTGCGTTAAGAAGATGATTAAAATTGAATAATGGATGAAGCTGAATTCGGTATTGACGGTATCAGTGAAGAAGAGTACAACAGACTAAAGGAGAAAAGCATGACTAAGAAAAAGAAAAAGAAAATAATTAAGAAGAAAAAAAAGAAAACTAAAAAGAAAAGATAATGAATAAAGCTGTTAAAAAGTTAAGAAAACTAAAAGATGAACTGGATAAGCTAGAGGTGAAAGAAGATTTTCTTTTAGAAAAACTTGATGACGCCATTGACGAGCTGGAAGAAGATAGTTATAGCGAAGACGATTAGGATGTGGAATCTTGATCAGATTCTGGTTTATTCTTTAATGGTAGCTTTGGTGATTCTTGGGATTCATCTGTACTTTCTACATCTATAACATCTTCGGGTGTTATATTAATAATTCTGCGATTGCTTTTTAACAGCTCAACAATTTCTTTATTCATTTCTTGTTCATCTTTATCATCATCTAATTTTCCATGTAGAATATGTTTTTGTTCTATATAAAGACCGCTGGCTTTACCACGCATGTGTTCCGCATTGGCTGCAGCTGAAAAGGATCTATGTTTAAGGGCTTGGTCTCTAATTCGAGCAAGTTCTGTCACATGTCTGCCATAATTCACTTTGAAACGGTTACGTTGTTCCTCTCTAAGTTCTCCAATGTATTTTACTACAAGAGGAGAATACTCAGGATTTTGTAAACGTGAGGCCATGGGTCGTGCGTTGTCAGGTGCATAGCCTGCTTCAATGGCACATTCATAGTCAAACTTACGCCCTTCATACAGAATGAGTAATTCTGAGAATTTACGCTGCATTTCAGTTAATCTAGATGGAACTCCCATATTGACTTTTTAAGCCAACACCTGTAAAAAGTCAAGATGGATAAAGACGAATATATATGGAAACAACGTAATGAGATATTACATAAAAAGGTAAACAGACAGATGACAGAAATAAGAGATCTCAATAAAAAAAGTGAAACTATTTTTGATTTAGCTAGAAGATTTCCTAATAAAACGTACAGGGAGTTGGAAAGATATAAAAATGCGGATAGACAGGAGGAGGCTCAGAGTATTCCTTTAACTGAATCCCAAAAATCTCAAGATGAATTAGAGCCTTTGCTTTTAACTGAGTCGCGGCAAGATGTAGTTCAAAAAGAAGGAGCGTGTATAATAGGAGAGGCTAGAAAAGATAGGGAAAAACCAGATTGGAAAGAGAAAACTAAAGAACTTGAGGAAGCATTGGCAAACTCCCTTGCCATCAGTGAGTCTCATCAAAAGCTTAATGGAAAACTTCAAGAAAGACTGACTGAAGTTGAAGAAGAGAATAAAAAATTAAAGAACCATTTCGAAAACAGAATAGATGCAGTTCGAAAGTCAGGAATGTAATGCTGAGCGGTAGAGATTTAATTATGATATTTGATCGCTTTGTTGGTCCTAAGAAAGGAAGTGGAGTTGCTCAGGATGCCCGAGTTCAAGTGCGAACACCGGAAGGTAGACATTTAGATGTAAAAGGTGTAGACCTTGTTGAGAATAAAATTCTTGGTGCTCGTGAGACTCATCGAATTGTAATTTCAACACATGAAGAAGTTGCTCCAATGGGAAAGCCTAAGCTTATTGTATAATGTAGGTGTTGGCTTAAAATAGACCATGGGTCCGGAAAGAAAATTATGGCATGAGTTTAAAAGAAATACACCTCAAATTAAATGGACAAGGCTTGAAAATACTAGCTTACTTGGTACTCCTGATTTGTTGGGCTACAATAGTTCTGGGAAGTTTTTCACTGTTGAATTAAAAACAACTTCGGCCAATAAAATTAAATTTTCTCCTCATCAAATTGCCTTCCATGTGAGGCACCCACATAACACCTTCATCTTAGTAAAGTCGCTCGTTCAGAGAGACTTAAAACTTTTTCAAGGAACACAGATCCAGCAGCTTGTCGCTTGCGGCTTTAGGCTTGAGGCTTGTAGCTTGGGGCTTAAATCAGTAATCGAGACGCTTGAAGCTTGCGGCTTGTAGCTTGAGGCTTGCTGCTTGCGGCTTGAAACAGGCAACCGGGCTCTACTCTGTTAGTGTTTAGGGTATGAGACATTGGCTATGTTACGGTTCCAACAGTTCCGGCAGCTCTTGCACTCGTTACCCTGCTTTGACGCTGGGCATGTGAAGGCGCCGGTCGAAACTGTTGACGTCCAGGGCCAAAATTTAACTGGCTTCTGGTCGATCATATGGGAGGACATACGAATAATTAAATTTTTTGGAATGCTATCGGTATTGAGTGGCAAAAATTTGGCTTCTCGTGTTGGCAACCAGTGACTGGTCTCTGGCGTCGCGTTGCATACTTCAAAAATTCTTTTTAAATGCCAGGTTGACTGCAGGTCGCCGGAGTCGTGCCAGCGGAAATGCGGCTCGCCTTTAATTAAGACGGTCATGGCCAGGACCCATTGCGGGTGGTCCAGAGACTCGAGCCTGCGGGCTAGCGCCAGCCGGACATTCTTAAAATTGTATCTATTCTTTAGGGCGTAGCAGCCAGAACATACCGAGCCCAGAATCTTGACGAGCTTAGCCCCGGTAATACATGCCGGAGCTGGCAGGTTATAAGCCGGCCCTGGCATTTTAGATGGAGCGCTTAGGCCCCCGGTGATTCTCCTTGCTTCTTTCTTTAACACTTTTAAATCCTATTAAATAAATGTGGTCACATTATGATGCTTGTTGCTTGCGGCTTGTTGCTTGCGGCTTGAGTCTTTAATCCGGAGGCTTGGAGCTTGCACCTGCTGCCCGTTGATTATCCATCGTGTGCCAAACTTTTCCCAGTTGTTGGCCATGATCTTGAGCTCGAGTGCAATGGTTGTCAGCTGGGCCGGGGAGGCGTGGCTTACTTCTATAGTGTGTGTTGTGAATTTTTTCATATATCCTTTATTGTTAGCGCTGGCCCTGAGCTGCCGCCCAGGACCGGTGTATGATTTGGCAAATTTATCGATCGGAAAATCATCAAACGAGATCAAATTACATCCTATATTATCTTATACCTGTTGTCAAGCTGCTTGTGGCTTGAAGCTTGTGGCTTGCGGCTTTTTTCTTTTAGGAATTTTTTGCACTTTTTAACATAGCTCGGCGGCAGATCTTCATCCGCCGAGATAAAATATTTTAACAGGTTGAGACTCACAGGTTGGCCAACATGGCGTTTGGAAACACGACCATTGGGTTGAGTCTTTTTTGATCAACCCGATACCATTCACCTGCGCGCTTGACGGCTGCGATCTGGTTCGAGTAAATCGATCCGATCTCATCGAACATGCCAACTTCAGTTCCTTTGACGTCGACCAGGATGGTGCTCTTCAGGCCCCGGCCTTGCTTAGGTGATTCCTTAATAATGCCAGTCACCAGCGGGCTGCTGCCCAGATGGCTGTGCTTAATTTCATCACCCTTCTTCAGGTCTTCAAATAATATTTCTTTCATAGTCCTCCATTGGTTAAAATCTTATCCTACAATATCCCTCAGTCATTGTCAAGCTGCTTGTTGCTTGAAGCTTGCGGCTTGCAGCTTTTTTCTTTTTTTAATTTTTTGGCCAAGCCTCTGGCTCGTGGAGGTTAATTCCCATATCGCCAGCCTTCTTACAATGCCCATTGTACAGAGGACATTCAACACCTGAACTTGACCCAGGATCCCGTGTCAGGCTGTATTCTTTTTGACAGCATCGCGCGACGCCATCGGGATCCCGGCTCAAGTTTAATTAAACCAATATAGTATTGCCAGACCGACAATTCCTAAAATTGGATATAACCACAAACTATCTATTATCATTTTTTGCTTTATTAAATGATTTAGTTAATTGGTTATTTTTAAATTGTTCTATATCTAATTGTCTCAATCTCATTTGAGAATATAAGAACAAACAAAAACCACCAATTATTAAACCAAGTCCTATGTA